AGGTGTGGCCGAGTGGTTTAAGGCAACGGTCTTGAAAACCGTCGACTGTAACAGGTCCATGAGTTCGAATCCCATCGCCTCCGCCATATTCAGTACTTCAAAGCCCTGATTATTCAGGGCTTTGTCGTTTCTGGCGCTCTGGAAATTCTGCTGACCTCGTGATGTGTTCCATAACTATTCTGGACGCGTTCCATAACTAACAGCTTTTCACTCCCCTCTCCGGCGTCCTGCCGAACTTAAAACACTCTTCATGTAACACGGTGCTACGCTAGGTTCTTCCACGGAGGAAACCGCAATGTCCAACTCTGATCTGCTCCCTTCCCTGCTCTTCAAAATCAACGAAAACCAACTCGCCCTCGAGGCTGCCATCATGGAGCTCACCCTCTGGGTTGAGAAACGTGGAGCTACGGAAATCGGCGAGAATGTTCGTAGCTCCCTCACTGCGATCGACAGAAATGAGGAATTCATCAAGATGACCCTGGCCGTATTGATGACACCTGACTGACAGCTCGTCGCCTCACTCTCGCCGCTCTGCCTTGCCTCGATTACTGTATATCCAAACAGTATAAAGCAAGGTGCACCCGTGGATCCCTCCGATATCGAAAATACCGAAGACTGGCTCGGCTGCCCGACGCCGCTCGAAACCTGCCGCCAGCAGCTCAGGCTCTACGAAAATGAATTCGAGGAACTGAATCGCCAGCTCCGCGAGGAGCGGGAGCGGATATTCAAGCTGGTCGAGATGAACACCGAAACCGGCAAAGACCGTGACGCGCTACGGAAACAACTGCAGGCAGCCCAGGCAGATGTGGTTCGCCTTCAGTCTCAAACAACTGTGCTTTCGAGCGACCTCCGCTCCATGAACGACATCAAACATCAGAACACGTACCTCTTTCAGGAAAACCAGCGCCTCCTCAGGGAGGCACGGGAACGCGAGAGCTGATCGCTTTCGCGTAAGCCTGGCACGCCTGCAATGCGATCAATCCCCGGTCACCTTCGGCGGTGATGGCGACAATTCGTTGAGCATGCGCTGGGTCAAGTCGGGCTCGTACGGCTGCATGATCCACGCCGCCGGTGCCGGTGGTGGCAGGCACTGAACAGCCACCGGCTGAACCCGCATCGATGAGGACTGACAGCCGTAGATCAGAAGTGGCAAGGCGATCGCGCAGGCGATCCTGGTCTCTTTGAGCATTGGTCATTTTCTCGGTGTGGGTTTTGTCGCTGACCACCAGCCGCTGCTCGATCGCCAGCCGCTTATCCTGCTCGGCCTGCTGCGCGGTGGCAGCCGCCATGGTCAGCTGATTCAGGGTTTCGGCGTGCAGCCGGGCCTGTTCGGCCAGTTGGCGGCCGTAGCGCCAGCCCTGAAACTGCCAGGCACAGGCGGCGCCGATCAGGATCAGCAGTAGCGCGCCAATCACTTTCCACCGCACGGCCATCACGGCACATCCTTGAAGAAGACATGCCCGCCAAGCTTCAGGGTCTGCTTGGCCTTCGCCGCCCAGGCCGGTGGCGTCTTCATGGCGATCGCGTAGTAATGCGTGGCGCCACCGGTGGGATCTGGCACTTTTCCATCGATCACCTGGTCTGCAACAATCCGGCACTGCGCCAACTCGCGGAACGGGATGTCCCGCGCGCCGCTGAGAAACGGGAAGTTCGGATCGTTCTTGTTCCAGCAGCTGAACTGGTACTTCGCCTGGCACACGCCAGCATACCCCTCCCCCCACCACGACCTGGGGTTTCCATCATTAACCCGATTGTGGATCGTCCAGGCCACGGCAATCTTGCCCGCCGGCGATTCGCCTCGAGCCTCTCCCCACAGCGTTCGGGCAAGAACGTCCCGGTCACTCTCAGTTACGGTCATCACTTTCTCCAGGCAATAAAAAACCGCCTCTCGGGCGGTATCGGTCGAATGTGCGGTTGTCAGGAAGGACGCGCCGGGCGGTGATCCGCTGACGGATAGTTCGGCGCACCGGAGGCCCAGGCGCGCACGCCGATGCGGTAGTCGCGCCACTCACGCTCAGTCCCTGGGAGCGCTGCCGGGTCGCCGTCATCAAGGGCTTGCAGTTGCGCGGCAATGAAAGGCATTTCGCCTTCGCGCCAGACCGCCTCGGCTTCACTCGCGACCACCAGGTCAATCAGGGCCTGAGGCACCTCTTCGACCAGCGATTGCCCGGGCAGAAGCGCGTCAGACGAATATTCGGAATCAACAGCCATCCAGCCGGTGTCCCAGATCACATATGGCATCATCGTTCCATCCCATAACCGGTAACGTCGATAGAAAGGGCTCCACCGGCGGCCGCCAAGTAAAACAAGATGCGTTGGGAGCCGTCAGTGAAGAACGTGGTGTTGTAGCGAACCCCGGCGGTGCCGGCCTGTACCTGCGCACCAGTGAAGTCTGGCGTTCCAAGGAACGAAGTCGCGGAGCCCGAGTTATTGATGTGCAATCGCACCGATCGGCTGGTGACCGGTACAGCCGACGAAAGCGAAACGGCCGTCGGAGTGGTTTGCGTGGCACCCGAGACGCAGCGAAACGGGGTCACGGTGGTGGTGTCCTGATAATTCAGGAAATTGTCCGCGGTGACCCAGAAAGGAATCAGGTTTCCTGAAGCGTTGGTCAGTACAGCCCCGATAAATCTCCGGGTCGTATCGGTGGACTTAACCCTGGCCGTTCCGGAGTAGACCTCGCTGGGAACGGTGGTGACCATTTCGACGGACGCGTTCCCGTTGTTGCTCCACAGGTACAGGTAGTACCAGGTGCTGGCCGCCAGAGCTAAACCGGAAAGGGAAAGCAGCGGTGCCGAGATCACGTCGTTCAGGCCTGGAATGTAGGCTGCACCGGGCAGGATGTTCAGCGCGTTCCCTGACACCCGGACCGGATACAGCCCGTCAATGTATCCCTTGCCAACGCTCAGGACACCCAACGCAGTTCTGGCGTTCAGCGCCGTGGTTGCACCGGTACCGCCTTTCGAAATCGGAGTGATCGCGTCAATGCCCAAGGCCGCCCGAGCCCCAGCCTGATCCGTAGCGCCGGTACCGCCTTTGCTCAGTGGCAGAATGTCGTAGTTGCCCGTAGTTCCAAGAGCCGCGAGTTTCGCGCCGTACTGGTTGACGATGGAGCGCAGCGCGTCGGCCGAGTCCTTCACGTAACCCTGCATCGGTGCCAGTGCATAGCCGCCGGCGCCGGTGGTCGCGCCGTTGTAGGGCGGCGAAATGGACAGCGCCGTATCGCTGGCAATGTTGGTGACTTCATACCAGCCACCGTCCGGGCCACGAAACGCATCACCGACGCGACCATTGGAGATGAACGCGGTACCGGTACCGATCACCGCGTTGGAATTTTGGGTGACAGAAACCGTTCCCGATTTATACCAGGGCATGGCTACTTCCTATAAAAATGGGTTAGACAGCGATCTTTGCGAACAACGCCGGGAGCCAGAAGGCGAATGGGTTGGAAGATGCGACCGTGATCGCGTACAGCTTTTGGTTCGGAAAATCCCACCAGCAGTACAGCGCTCGCTGGGATGTCATCTTCATCCCGAAAGTGTTGATCAACAGGTATTCGTTCTCGGGAAAGTTGAAGTTGACCGAGTAGTAGTTCCGAAAAAGCCCCTGCTCGTCGTTGTCGGATTTGATGTAGGTCCAATTTTGAAAAGCCCGGGTGAACAGCGCCGCCGGGGTTCCAGAGTTGAAGATCAGCTTTCCGCTGCCGTCCCACAGCGACATCCCGTAATTCGCGACAGGCTGTGCAGAAAAGCCTGCAACGAAATACCGCCCATTCGGCTGAGCTGAGATCGCGTTGTAGGCTCGCACGTAGAAACCGGTCCAGTTACCAGGGCCGCCAGTCAGCCGCATCAGGCAAAGACCTGCGATCGCGCCGACAGTGTCAGGGCGAACGAAAACCAGAGGCGGTTCCTGAGAGGTCACCGCGACTGGAAAAGTCGTGACCGAACCCAATCCCCCCTCAAGATTTGGAGAAAAGCGGCCGGTCGCAATCACGGAAAGACGCGCATATTCAGAGTCGAGGGTGACGACGTTGCTGTTATTGGTGAACGTGAGTCCATAATTCATCACATGAACCTTATGACGTTGAGTCGCATCGTGCCCGATGTCGGGAACCCGGCTGCGAAGGTCCGCGTGTAGTTGTAGACCCGCGCGACATCCGTGAGCATTTCTGTCTCAAACTGCTCCGCCGTACTCGAGTAGGTGTCCACGGGCACGACGACCGCGACAGAATTCCCGGCGTTACAGCCGGGCACCGCGAAGTCCTGGTAGTACTTCACGGAGGCCGGTACCGGAAACGTCACTACTACCGACAGGACCACCCGACAGGTGAACGAGTTCTCGTCGAGCTGGAGCGCCCCATCGGCGCCCCAGACCCGCATACCATGAGCCATTGATTACCCCAGATAGCCGAGACGAACGCGTAGCACGTTGTTGGCGTCGTAGACCGAAACGTTGAGTGAATTGATCACCAGCCGCCCCTGACCGGGCACGATGCCGTTGATCTCCAGCGTTCCGTCCTTGTTGAGAATCCAGCCTTGCTGGCCGGCGATGTAGTTGGTCGAGCTGATGTAACTGCCGATCTTGGCGTTGGTGATCGTGCCGTCGGCGATGAAGGCCGAATTCATGAACACCTGCCCGCCCTGCACTGCAAAGGGCACCGAAAGGTTGCCGTTGACTCCGTTCACCACCGCGAACCGGTCAGCAGCGACCAAGAACTGGCTTTGCAGTCCGGCCCCGGTGTTCTCGATCCCTAGGCCGATCCCAGCAGCGACGTACTGTCCCTGGGCATTGACCTGCATCTTCACCGACCACATCGTCGTCAGCTTTCCAGCGGTATCCGCATACGCGGTCGAGGTCTGCTGAATTTGCGCGGTGTTCTGCCCGACAGAAACAGACAACTGATCGATCTTCGTCGCCGTCGCCGAGTTCGTGGTCGCGACCACCTGCTCCAGCTCGGTGATGTTGGCCTCGTTCGCGGCAATTTTGACGTCGAAGGTCGTAATCCGCTGAGCAAACGCTTCGCTCTCCGACGCCCGAACCTTGCTTTCGGAGGCGATTGCCGCCGTGCTGGTCCATCCTTTGAGGGCATCCGCCAGTTCGCCCTCGCCGTTATCCTCCCGAGATGAGGCCCGCAGCGCTTGGAACGCTGTAGCCTGCGCCGTGACAACCCCGTCGAGTTCGGTAATCTCGGCGGTATTGATCGCAACCTGCTGGGCAAGGCCATTCACCGTTTCCACGGTCTGGCCGACGTCAAGCCAGTAGGCTGGGTTCGGCGGTGGCGTGTTAGCCGGTACCGGGCCGGTGGCCTGGTAGATGCGTTTTCCCTGCACCACCAGGTCGTACTCCACGTAGGTGGCGTCCGGGTCGTAACCTTCAAGCCCGTCCAATGCATCAATCTGAGCTTGAAGCCCCGGGATTTTGTCGATCTCGTCGAGAATGTCCTGGCCAAGCTCAGTACGACCAATCTCGCCGGCGATCATGTCGAGGATGTCCGCAGCATTCGAACTGGCCTGCCCCTGCACACCGATGTCGATCGGATACCACGGCCCGATGTTTCCGATCTTGTCGACGATCCGGCCCCAGAAGTAGAACGTTGCACCGGCGCGCAGGCCCAGCATGGAAAAATCGCTCTGCGGGTAGGCCAGATCGGTCAGCTTCGTGGCGGCCTCCAAGCTGGTCGTCGGCCCGTACCAGATCTCCGTCCGCTGACTGTCCTCGGCACCTGGTGGGAAACCCCACTTCAGGTAGATGCCGAAAATCAGCGGGGTCGCCGTCAGATAACTGAGCGCCGGCGGCAGGCCTTCCTTCCCTTTCAGGTTGGTCAGGATCGAGGCACGCCAAGGCGACGTGATGTCGAACGCACTCACAGCCCGCACGCGGGCGACGTAGGCGCCGGCGTAAATGCCGACCACGTCGACGTTGGTCATCCCGGTGCGCTGCAGCTTGATCCAGTTGCCGCTGTCCTTGCGCCACTCCACGTCATAGCCCACCGCGCCGTCCACGGCTGGCCAACTGATGGTCATGGTGGCCACGGCCAACCCCTGCACCACCGACGATGCCGACGTGAGGGTCACGCTTGCAGGCGCGGGCACCACCGTGATCGGAATCACGCTGATTGGCCGTTCCTCCAGGCGCGCCCCAGTGTCGATATGCGCGAACTTGCTCGGATCGAATTGCAACGCGCTGATCTCGAAGTCGCCCTCGGTTGTGCGCTTGGTTCGCAGTACCCGATACAGCGGAATCGCCAAGTCATCGGCGTCGAGCGCCCACTGCAATTGCGCTACCGGCGGCTCGCTGTACGCAACAGTCACGGTAACGGCGCGGCCGTTGACGCTCTGAACGGTTCGGCCTTCGGCTCGGCCACCCGGCAAGTTGATGATCAGCCGATCACCGGCCTTGGCCTGGGTGTCGCGGTCGAGCGTCACCACGCGGCCAGACGCCGACGAGATCCGGCCGCCAACTTCACGGCCTGCCAGCAACGAGTCCGCCACTGGGATGATGTGTCCGGGCAGCGGGATAACGCCCTCCATGCCAGTCTTGAACGACACGGTTCGGTCTTGGTTGTTGCTGAGGATCGCCCACTTACCACGACGCTGCGCCTCGGATGCGCGGGTACAGCCAATCGCGCTGAGCTCTGTCGGCCGGTCGCCGTAGCGGCGCTGAAGATCCAGGTCAGCGAATGGAATGACGTCGGTGTCGTAGTTGTTGGCCGGGTTGTCGTAGCTGACCAGGGCCCGGGTGTACCTGGTCTTCGCCGATGCGCTGCCGTACGAGAACTTGCCGTCGATGACGTTGGCCCGCGTGAACACATAGTCGAAGTCCTGCGCGCGCGGCATGTCGGCCTGCATCACCAGCTGCCCCTGCGCCCAGTAGGTCATGCCCCGGTAAATCGCCGAGATGTCGCGCAGCAGCGACCAGGCGTCAGCCTTGCCCTGCAGGTTCATGTCGCAGAGGAAGCGCGGCTCCTGCCCGCCGAGCCCGTTCGGTACCAACTGATCGCAGTACTGGGCAATCCGGTACAGCTCCCACTTGTCGACCATGAACGGCTTAATGCGTTTGCCCAGGCCGAAACGCTCCTCGGTGCAGATGCCGTAGGTGATCCACGCCGGGTTATTGGTCCAGGCTGACTTCATCGAGCCGTCCCACGTCCCGGTATAGGTGCGCAGGATCGGGTCGTAGTTACTCGGCACCATCCAGCGCCGGGCATTGCACTCAACAGTCACGGCCGGAATGTTGGTGAACTGCTCAGCGTCGAACTCGATGTAGAGCAGCGCGGTGTTCGGGTAGCGCAGCTTGGCGTCGATGATCTCAGTGATGCCGGCGATCAGCATGGTGTCAGCGATCTTGTTGCTGTTCTGGTTCGGCGTCAGGCGCCGCACCCGGATCTGCCAGCCAGTGGTGGCCGGCGGCAGATCAATACGACGCGAACGCTCATAACGGGTTGTGGTTTTGCCGTCGACCGCATCTGGATAAACCTGCTGATATGCGCCACCGTCAGTGGCCAGGTCGATCGCGTAATCGATGCGGTAGCCGCCGACATTGCCTTCATCGTCCACTCGCTGCAGCGCTGGCCACGCGAAGCGCATGCGTACGGCCGACAACTGGGTGTTGGTGATCGAACGCACCCACGGCGAATCGCTGCGTAGCTCAACGTTCAGCGACGTCTCGTTCTCCACGGCCGGAATGCCCGGGATGTAGGTCTGATCCACGGAACCAGGGCGCCAGTCCCATTTCACGTTCGGGAAGTTGTAATTGCCGTTGGCATCGCGGATCGGCGTGTTGTCCAGGTAGATGTCGTAATCCGTTGGGACGCCATCAAACTCACCTTCGCCCACGGCGATTAGAATTTTCGCCAGGTTGGTCGAGCGCAGGCTGTCGCTGGCTTCGACCGGCGACTTCGGCTTGCTGCTGCCGCCCTTATCGCCGCTGATCTCGATCTGTTCCGCTGCGCCCATGCTTTCCTCCAGGCATAAAAAAACCGCCTCACGGGCGGTTGGTGTGCTGCTGTCCTGCTTACGTTTTGTCTTCGGCGTAGATCGACGCCGAGATGATCATTCCACCCCACCGACGCCGGCCGATGCAGATCGGGACCGGGTTGCCGCTGGCCGTGGTGTTCTTGGCGCTGCCGAAGGCGTAGGACGGTGCGTTTTCCGGGGAAGCGCTTTGCTTCAGGCCTGAGGCTTGAGGGCTGAGCAGCTGGATCACGCCACCAATCGCCATCGACGCGCCGGCCGCATACAAAAACGGCGATGCGGCTGCAAACGGAGTAAACGACAATACGTAGGCAGCGGCGATCATCACCGTGCCGATGATGGTCTGCAGTCCACCGGCGCGCTTGCTCCCAGCAATCACCGGAACAATGCGAATTTCGCGCGTACCGCCGAGATCGAATCCATCCATCCCGATGTTTGCGCGATTGCGAAAGATCGCAAACTTCAGCCCAAGGCGCTCCAGCCGTTTAATTTCTTCAGCGAAACCGCTGATGGTTGCATTGAGCGCGCGGAACACTTCCACGGCGGATCCTCCGTCGAGAAGGAATTGCTTGCTTCGAAAAAACTTCTTGGCGAGCGAACCGGACAGCATCACTTTCGTCATCGGCGTGTAGGTAATTGCTGAGCACATGCCATTCTCCAGGCAATAAAAAACCGCCCGGAGGCGGTCTGTTCAGAGGGTCGTGGGCAGTATGTCGATCTGCCCATCCCCCCCGGTGAAAACTCGGTACTTCTTGACCGCTCCGTCTTTCACGATCGCTTCCCGCTCCACTCGCGCAGCCCCCATCGAGCAGATGCCAGAGCCGGTGTAAGCCGCGCCGACTGAAACCGAATCCGGCGGCAGGTAGAACGATGCTTTCTGTCCCGGATCGAGCTTGGCGGCCTGTTTGCCATCGATAAAAACCGCCATCGCGCAAAGGCTCCCGGTCTGCCCAGAGTCACGAATCACTTGCAGTGTCCCATATGCCCCTGCTGGCTTGGCCTGGTATGCCGAAAGCTGACTAGCCGGCGCCTGCTTGGCCTCGCCGGAAGGCGTTGGCGAAGTAGCACACCCCGCCAACAGCGCTAGCACCATAATCCCAATACCGATTCGCATAATCCTTCCTCTTCCTGAAATTCTCCCGACTGTATCACTGCCTTGCGCCACTCTCTATTATCCGCAAAAGCCAATCACACCTAGCAAGCGGAATGCAATATGTCACGACAGTCTGGAACTCCAAAACGTGCAGACCTTCCTAATCTAACCGGTCGGATTCACGGAACGACCAATTTTCACTTCAACATCGTCGGGGAATCACATTACCAAGTCGAGTTACGATACATCCGAAACCACATGTCAGTTGCATACGAAAATGACCTTCAAGCACACATTGTTACGGAGCCCAGCAACCCGCACGACAAAAACGCCTGCGCTGTTTATATAGATTCATTTAAGGTCGGCTACCTGCCGAAAAATGCAGCCAAAGAATTTGTAAACCAGATGCGTGCGAAGGGGGTTACCGGAGAAGCCTGTTTCGAGATCCGTGCAAAGCTAACCGGAGGATTTGGTGAGCGACCCAATATAGGGGTTTTGCTAAATCTTCCGACGGGTGATTAGCTCGGATATTCTTCAAGATGGTAGTTTTTCGACGGTCTGTCGCCTAATGAAAAACTACCGTCGGGCAACAGAGTCCATGCCGGGATCCCTCTCGAGTCTTTCCGTTCGCTGCATGTAACTTTGCTCATAACGCTGCTCCAATAGAAATGCTTTTTGAATCTTTATGTCGAAGGATCAGCCGCGTTCGATCGAGCCACGGGCCACCGAAAACGATGACCTCAGAGGGTCTGCCGTACAGGTGGTGCAACAGGAATGGGCCGGGACCGAAGGTTGCTGCATCCTCTTCGGGCAGTACCGGATCGGCGCCGAGGAAAATCCCCGCGTGGTTCGGGTAAACCGTGCGTCCCACTTCCATCACGATCATGTCGCCGCGCTGCGGCTGGTCGACCCGGTAGAAGCCGGCAGCTTCGTAGTTCGCCTCGTACAGGCTGGTGTTGTCCTTGCTCTCCCACCAGCCGTCGGCGCGCTTGAAGGCTTCGAACTCCAGCCCCCACTCGCGTTTGTACCAATCGGCGCAGACCTGCCAGCAGTCCCAGGCGCCGTGCACAAATGGGCGCTTGAGCAGCGGCACCTCGCCGGACGGCATGACGGTGCGCAGGTCGCCCTCTGGCCAGCTGATGATGTGCCACGGCAGCGCGGTCGCCTCACACACGGCCAGGTCACGCGGTGACGGCCTGCTGGTGGCGTCCGGATGCGAGTGCACCACGCCGATCACCTCGCCGACGTCTTCAGCCGCCGCGTACTCCTCGGGATCGATCCGGAACTCTTCGTTCGGCTCGGTAGAGACATTGCGGCACGGGTAGTACTGCTGTTTGCGGCCCACCGCCAGCAGCAGGCCGCAGCACTCTTTCGGGTATTCGGCCGTCGCGTGAGCCTGGATCGCGTTCAAAATGTGTTTGCGCATATCAGCTCCGTGCGATCAGTGAAACAGCGGGCATGCCGCCGAATGACAGCGGATTGCCCTCGCCAAAGCGCGGCGTGCAGCCTTTGCCCAAGGTGGCGTCGCAATAGTCCAGCTCAGGATTGTCAGTAAGGTTTCCGTCCTTGTCTCGATACGGACCGGTGTATTGGCAATTTGGCCCCCTGTAACCCCCTGTCAGCGCCCAATGGCACAGCGTCGTCGCCTGCCGGCCGATGGACTCGTTACCGACGTCGCCCGGGCTGGCCAACTCCCAACTGACCGTCTCCCCGTCTTCATTCGTTTTCTGGTCGATGTACCAGACCTCGATCGTCTCCTGGGTCGGATCTGCCGTTGGGTTGCCCGCTGGGAAGTTCACCGCGTCCAGGTACGTGCCCAGCGTGTGCCGCATGGTCAGCTTGAACTCGAGCAGATCCTCGAACGCCAGACAGAGCGCAGTGATTCGACCGTTGACGTTACCGACCGACAGCGTGGGCCGAACCGCCGTGCCGTCACCGTTCGCCTCGATGCCGTCGATCTGCATTGGCCAGGCGCCGTACTCGTTGCCCTGCCAGTAGATCGCCTTCGCGGGCAGCTGATCGGCATTGGCGCCGGCGGCGATCAGTTCGGACGCCGTGTACGGGATTGAATGCCCGTGGAAGCGCAGAACATCCGCGCCGTAGTCCGTGCCGTCCAATTCAAAGAGCAGCACTTCGCTGCCAGGCTCAAGCACCTGGATGTCACTGATCAGCGGCATGATTGCCCCTTATGGAAGAAACGATTGCGTGAATGTCGTAGCGAGGGAGTACATCCCGGCGCCGAGAGACGTGATGGCCGGGGCCGAAGCTCGGTAGAACGACAAATCCCCGAGCGGCGGCGTCCAGAAGAACGACTTGTGACCGGCGTGCCGATCAAGAAAGTCCTTGATCTGAAGCGCGACCGCTTCCTTCACGACGAAGGTAAGCGGCCAGGCGTCTTGCCGATTATTTGGGCCATCCCCGACCACCTGCTCGTAACCGTTGCCGAACTTTGATGATCGGGTTCGGTACTCTGGCGTGCTGGTGGCCGATACGAACGGGCACCAGGTGAACGTTTCAACGGCCATTTACAAGCCTCCAGATTTGCCCGCCAACTGCCATTTCCTTGGCGATTTCCTGTTGAGCGCCGCGCCTCGCGACATCCGCATAGGCCTGCCCCAACGCCTGCGAGTCCTGCTGTGAAGCTCCGCCGCCCTCGCTCTGAATTTGAAAGGACTGCTGAATCACGATCTGCCCAGGCGCTGCCGGTGCTGATGATGAGCCGCCGGACAGGCCGACATAACCACCGTCCGCGTAACCGCGCTTGTTCAGCCGCGTCAGGTATTCCTTCATCCCCGGCTGATCCACCACTTCCTTGCGGATGACCACCTCGCCGCCGTGCACGATGCCGGCCGGTTCGTATTTGCCGCCCGGGCCGGTGTATCCACCGTCGTCGAAACCTTGCCAGTTGGATAGGACGTCAGCCGAGTAGCCGGCGGCGGTGCTCCCTGCAGATGCCGCCGCGCCTCCACCGCTCCCGAGGGCCGCACCGATCGCGCTTCCGGCAATGCTGGAAAACACATTCGAGGCGGCCGACTGAAGTGCCATTTTCGCGATCATGCGAGCAAAGCTCTTGGCGACATCACCGAAGCTCTGATCGGCGCCGAACGCCCAATCTACTGCGGCATCGGTCAACCCGTCATACAGCGACGTGAAGGCCGACTTCGCCTGCCCGGCCACATCCCGAGCCTGATTGAGGTAGTTGTCGAATGCCGATGAAGCGCCCAACTGCCAGTCGCTGCGGGCGGCGTCTTCGTCCTCGTAGTACTTCGCCTGCATGGCCAGGCGCTGGTCGAGCGCCGACCGCAAGGACTGAGTTTCCTTGTCGTAGAGCTCGGTGCTGAATTGGTCCTTGTTGCTCTTGTTGTAGTCGGAGGTCAGTTTGTCGAGTTGCGACTGATACGACTGCTGGATGTTGCGCTGCTCCTGCAGACGCTTGCGTTGCTCGTCGCCCAGACCGATCCCGGCCAGGTTGTTGTCCAGGCCCTGCTGCGCACTGGCGAGCTGGCTTTTCAGGTTCTCATCGAACGCCGCCAACTTGCGGCGAGTTTCCAGCCCCTTCTCACGCAGCGTGTTCTCGGTTTCGAGTGCCGCGTTACGCTTGAGCTGGGCGGTGATCAGCTCCTGGTTGGCCAGCAGCGACTGCTGTTCGGCAGTCAGGGTTTTCTTGCCCTTGATGTCGGCGAGCTGTTGCTCCCACTCGACCAGTTTCTTCGCGTTCGTGCCAAGGGTCTGGCTCGCCGCCGACTGGTCGCCGATCAGTGCGCTCTGCTGCTGAAGCACGGCGTATTGCTGCTTGGCCTGGTCGAGCGCCTTGATGCCGGCGTTCTCCTGATACTTCGGCGTCTTGGCGGCCTTCGGATCCTTGTATTTCTCGTTGATGGCGGCGATATCTTTCGCCTGCTGATCAGCGGAGATCAGCAGAGAGTTGTCACCTTTGGCTTTGGCCTGGGTAACCCGACGCTCCACCAGCAAACGATAATCAGCCAGTTCACGCTCACGCTTTACCGAATTGCTCTCGGTTTCCTTGCGGAGTTTGTCCAGCTTGAGCTGGTCATCCAGCGCTGCCTGCTGTTGCTGCTGGGCGTACCCTTTGGCGGAAGCGCGACGATCCTGCTCGGCCTTGAGCAGCAGCTTTTCGGTTTTCTCCCGCTCGAGCGCTTCCGTGCGGAAGCTGTCATCGGGCGTCAGATTGCCGAACGGATCCGCCGGTTTCCCCCTGGCGTTGCGCTTGTTGCGCGAGGCCGCATTCTCGGCGATCGCGTTCAGTTGCTCGTCGAGTTTGGCGATCTGCTGGTCGAGGGTTTCTTCTCGCCCAACGTTCAGCGCCGCGTCCCACGCCCCCTTGGCAGCGCTCTTGACCGCCCCCCAGCTCGCCTCGAGGTAGCCGAGGTTCTGCTTGATGGACGTGGATGTCCGATTGAGACCGTCCTCATAGGTGGCGGTCGCCAACGCGGCCGCTTCCTGAGTCCTGCCCTGCTCCTGCAAAGACTTGATGTTTTCGTACGTGGTCGCCGTCAGGAAGTTCATCGACTCGTTGAGTTTCAGAATCTCCGCTACCGGGTCCTTGGCAATCTTCTCGAAGTTCTCGACCGTTTTACTGGCCGCAATCCCGGTCGCCGATTCGAACTTGATGGCGGCCTCGGTGATGGACTCGAAAGCCGCTACCGGAATCCGGGTAGTCGCCGCCAACTGCGCGAGCACCTCGGACGCCTTGCCGACGGTGCCGCTGACCCCCGAAACTTGCCGCGCCATCGACGCCAAACCGTTCGCGGTGGTGCCGGCCGTGTTGCCCGTCATCGCCAGCGAGGTATTGAACGCGGTGGCTTCGTCGGAACCCTGCTTGTAAGCCAGGGCCAGTACTGCCGCCGCGGCTGCCGCGACCGTGAACGGGTTCACCAGACCCAGCACGTAGCCGCCGAGGGCTTTTGCCGCCGGCACCACGCCGCCGAACATGTCCTTGAGCTGGCCACCCTGCTGGAGGAAAACCGTGAGCGGGTTCTGACCGGCCTGCAACGAAACGGCGATGTCGGTGAACTGAGCCGGCACACCGCGCAGGTTCGCCGCGTACTGCTTGGCGGTCTGGCCGTTCTTGGCCATGACACGGTCAACCTTCTCGACCGCGTCGCGCTGCTCCTTCAGCTTGTTGAGGTACAGGGTGAAATCGGCATTATCCAGCCGGCCAGCCGCGCGGTGCTTGCGCAGCTGTTCTTCCATTTTGTCGAGGCGCCCGTAGGCCCCGATCACCGGGTCAATCTGGCCGACCAGCTTGTCGAGCTGGCCAGCCTGATAGGCCGCTTCCTTGGTGGCCGACTTCAGCGCACGCTGGGCACGGTCCATGCCCTTTTCAAAGCCGCCGGTGTTGGCCACCAGATCGACCGTCAGTTGGCCAAGTGAATCAACCGCCATAAATCACCTCTTGACCGACTGAAGTAGCGCTAACAAATCCTGCGGCGTGGCTTCTTTTGGCTCTGGCTTCTGCCCTCGATCAGGAAGGAAGTCATCAAAGGTCGCCTTCCCGCCGTGTACGTTGTTGAGCAGCGTTGCCAGCATTGCGAAACCATGCTCGATGCGAATGCCCAGATTCAGCGATCCCGCCTTGCGGGCGTACCGCATCCAGTTCATCGCCTCGACGTAAGTCAGGTTTTGCTTGGCTTCTGCGATCGTGCGGCCGCCGATCCCCGCGAGGACGAGCTCGTGCCAGAACTCTTCCTCGGGTTCGATTTTTTTTCCAAGGCGCCCTCTTTCACCTGGTTCACTTCGCCAATTGCTGAAAGCAGAACAATTGCGAGCTCAGCACACAGCGGGCCATGCCCGGTCTCGGGCCCACCAAGAACATCGGCAACGGTGAACACCGGAGCGCCATCCTTGTCGACGATGCACGACGCAATGCGCTGCGCAGTAATGTCCACACCCTGGTTCTGCGCGTCCCAGCGCTGGGTAACCGAGATGTACGACTCATGAGCCACGTAGACCGTGGCTTTCTGAAGAACGCCGCCCGAATGCCATTGAATTTCCTTCTTCACCGACGGAGCGGCAAACGCACCGGCGGCTGCCAGCGCTGCGATACTCAGTTCCATGGGGATTCCTTAAGCTGAGGTCTTGACGATCAGTTCGACTTCGCCAGATACCTGGATACCGACGTTGGATTTCACGACATCACCAATCCCGAAAGTGAACGGAAAAGCGTTCATGTAGCCTTCGAAGGTGAGCCAGGTCCGGGTATTTGGAAGCTCAAAGTCAGCGCTTTCATTGACCAGGGCGCGAGCTGATGCGCCAGTGCCTGAGCCACCGGTAAGAGCTACGGTCGGAACGGTGGTGTAGCCGGAACCGGCGTTGGTGATGGTGAAACCGGTGACCTTGCCATCGGCAATTTGGGCTGTTGCAGTCGCACCGGTACCGCCACCGCCGGTGATAGCAACAGTCGGAGCCGTGGTGTAGCCGGTGCCCGCGGAGTTCAGCACGATTGCGGCCAGCGAGCCTTCAGCACCTACCAGCGGCGGTATACCGCTTTCAGTATCGAAGTTGTAGCCGTCCGACCAGCCCACAGCCCACTTGAGTTTGGTGCCCGATTTTTTCAGCTGATGCAGCCGCAAATGGGAAGGGTTTTTCGGGTCAATGTTCAGGCCGAACGATGCAGAACCGGGCTCAGCCAAGCCGGCTTCGTACTCACGAGCCTTAGACTTGGTGCAGGTCACGTCAATCTGGGCGATTGCAGTGTCGATCCCGTCCAGCGAAGTGAAGCAACCGACGTCGATGACGCTGTTATCGGCCGGGTCGAGGGCGAACAGCTCGGTGCCTTGGGTGTTAATGGTCAATTTGGTACTCCCCGATTTCCTATGAAATCACTGGTTGACGGGCATAAAAAAACCCGCCGGAGCGGGTCGTTCTTTCTGGAGCGATCTACTGGCTCACAAGCCAGGCAACGTCGAAACCTTTTCTGTAGTTATGCGTGTCCTTGTCTCGAGCATCGACGCCGAAACCGGTGACGTACGCACGCTTGGCGATAGCTCCACGCAGGGCTTTCACAACTGCCTCAGCGGATGAAGCCGTATCGGCGTACACGTCCACCTGCAGGCCGTAGCGATCGGTATCCGGCACGCCGTTGACGTAGTTGATCGGCGAGCCGCTGACGACCTGCCACACGGCGTAGGGTTTGGCTGTTGCCTCCGGCGCTTCGCCGTGCGGGTACAGTCGAGTCGGCCCAGTGCCGAGCAGGGCCGTGACCGCCGGCGAGGCCGCGCACACAGTGAAAATGGGTGCAGTCATCAGTTCACCCCCAACTTGATCAGCTGGTACTTCGCCGAGCTGAGGAATTCCTTGAACAGCGCCTCGCGGTTGTTGGCCAGGGCCGGTCGGAGAAACGGTTTTGCCCGGTTCTTCTCGGTGCCCAGCTCCACCCACCACCAGTAGAACGTATTACCGCCCTTCTGGCCACGCTTGCGCATGCGCACGCCCACAGAAATGACCACGGCGCCGACTTCCTCGCCGATCGCCTTGCGCTCGATCATGGCCAGGTTGGCCGGGATGAAGTTGGAGGTTTCCGGGTCGTCGATCCGCGCCGCGCGGTCCTTCGCGTCGAGCAGAACGATGTCCATCGCGTCTTTGGCGGCCGGCAGCACCACCTTGCGGCGCATTTCCTCGGTCAATCCTTTGAACTTGGCGGACAGTTCGTCAGCGCCCTTGAGGTTGTACGTGACCCAATCAACCATCGCTCACCCCCGAGGTGACCAGAAGCGTCAGGTACTCCTTGCGTGAGTTCGCGTCAGCCAGTGGAGGCCCGACGATTCTGCAAACGGTGCCGTCATCCAGAACAACACGCATTGCTGCGGTGATGCCTTCGCGATGGCGAATGACGACCCGGCTTTTCGCCTCGGACTGGCCGGCCTGGGCGGCGATGAAGTCGCGTGCACTCAAGTCCTCGACCGAGGCCCATACCTTGGCGAACTCGACCCATTGATCAGTCAATTCTTCTCCGGTTTGCGGATCCTGGCTCGAAACCTTGTGCTGGATTTGAACCCGATGCTTGAGTTTGCCGGCCTGCATTAGAAACGCTTCCTGTACCAAAGCAGCCGTTCGACTGCGAGAGGGACGGCCGAAGCCGCACCGCCGACTACCACAGCTTCGCGGTTCGCGTACCAGTGCCCCACCATTAGCAAAATTGCCTGCTCAACGTCCCGGGTGAAGCCCATTTCTTCAGGCTCAGCCGGATCCGTTTCGACCAACTTCCGATCACAGTGCTGCTCCACGTGCGCTTTTGCCGCTTCGATGTAGCCACCGATCAACGCGTCTTCTTCGTCGCCATCGACTCGCAGATGCAACTTCACGGTGGTCATGTCGAGCATTTACTTGGCCTCTTTGGCGGCTTTATCAGCAGCAGCCTTGTCCGCCGCTGCTTTCTCGGCAGCGGCCTTATCAGCCGCCGCTTTTTCCTCGGCCGCCTTGTCTGCTGCTGCCTTCTCAGCGGCGGCTTTATCAGCAGCAGCCTTCTCCTCATTTGGCGCGGCGGGCTTGGTGCTCTTCGGCTTCGCAACTTTCGGTTTTCCGTTGGCATCGAGCTCAACGGCCAGTCCTTTGCCGAGCAGCACATGGGCATACTCGTCATCTACATCTTCGAACTCTTGCCCGCTTTTAACCTTCGGCGAATCGACGCCGAGGAGTTCGGCGTTTCCTACAAAACCCCACAGAGCTTTGATTTTCATGCTGCCTCCAGAAACGAAAAGGCCGGCGAATAGCCGGCCATGAACGGTGATGGTGAGTTACGGCGCGACCGTGAACTGGCCCTTGACCAGCGCTTCCTTGCGGCGAACACCCAAGCCCAGGCGCTCCTCGACCAGCAGCGCGATTTCGTTACGGATGAACTGATCATTGATCAGGCCCATCTTGAACTGGTAAGCCATGCGGTCGAACAGAGTGGTGGAGCGTGCGAAGTTCGCTACCAGGAATTCGCCGCCGGTGTCTGCATCGCCCTCGTCCATGCTGTCGGAGGTGATCACTGGGCGACCCCACAGAATTGGAGTCACCAAGCCCTGCAGGTTGGCGAACAGGTAGCGGTTTTCGCCATCCTTCTGCAGCTCGATGTTCATCCAGTCGAGCTCGGTCATGACAATACCGTCAGCCGACATTTTCGACTGTTTACGGACTTGGTAAATGGCACGGCGGATCAGGTCGATCGCCGTGTCACCGGTCTTGCTCAGGTTGGTATTGTAGGTAGTGGCCTGAGTCATCAGGCCATTCAGGTTCTCGCCAGTGCCATCACCCTTGAGGATCTGAGATTCCTCTTCGAGTTTCAGGTCGTAACGCAGGAGCTGCTGCAGATAAGCGAACATCTGAGGCACGTCGGACAGCACTTCGTCGGTCGCCGGCATCCAGACCGCGATCTTCTTCACACGATCAGTTTCGGTGGTGAACGTCACGTTGCTGGTGGGTTTCAGACCACCTTCAGCGACCGGAGCCGCGCCACGGGTATGCACGTTCTCGCGGAAGTAGGTGTAGTTTTGGCCGGACACTGGAATGGTGGTCAGCAGGTCGCGGATGCGCAGCTCTTGCCGGATGCCAGGCTGAATAACCGGATCGTAGATCGGAGCCACGATACCAGCGCTGGTGACCTTCATTTCCTTCATGCTGGCAAGGTCAGACTTCGTAACCTCGATTTCTGCGGTGTTGATGCTCTTCTGCTGCAGGCCTTTGTAGTTGTCATGGCCCTTGACCATGTCGATGAAACTTTTGCCTTCGCCAGGCTGGCCGCGCAGTTTCACGCCTTTCTGTTCCAGATCCTGCACCTGGTCAATGACCTTTTGCAGTTCACCCTTTTGGTCTTCGATCTGTTTCTTCAGATCGCCGGTGACTTGGTTTCCTTTCTGAACCTCGGTCATGGCCGAGTCATATTTTTCTTGCAGGCCTTGGAAGCCGTTTTTGAGTTGCAGCTCCAAGGAGTCCTTCAGTTCTTTCACTTCGCTCATGGCCTTGCTCCGAATGTAGTAGCGAATAGGGTGGAAATTTCTTTCAGCTCTTCCACGATCGCCGTGGCCTCGCTGCCGCCGTCACGGCGGAGCGCGGGATAGCCGAGCGAAGCGACGGCTGCCGCTTCCTTCTGCGAGAGGCCCATGCGATCACGCAGGGCATTCTCGAAAAGCCTGATATCTGATTTGACGCTGAGGACTTGTGCCTCTGGATTCATGCCGAACGGCACAAATGAGGCTTCCCACAATTCAGCCTCTTTGATAATTCGAACAGTTCGACCTGCCCGCTCCTCGAAATCGGCCTTGAGGGTGTTGAAGCCGATCGACATGCTGTCGAGAATCCCGGCCCTCATCAGCTCATAGGCATCTTTCGCGTAACTCACCGCTTGGTTGACCTTCCCTTTCACCAGAAGGCCGTGGTCGTCCTGGGCAAAATCCGCCAGGCCAACCAGCCGAGTCAGGTCGTGGTACAGCGCCAATTTCAACTTGCCACTTCGAGTGGTCTTCACCCGCGTGAAAGCGCCCGGAAGGATGACGTCGTCACCCAAATCAACGTTGTTGAATACGGCGGCGTAGCCTTCGAAGTTGCCAGCGTCATCGACCGCTTTCAGTTCAAAAGGGACTTCAATCTTTGACATTGGTCTGCATCTCCCACCGGGTGACCCGGTTGTATTCAGGGCCGGTCAGAGTCGGCAAATTCTCTTTTTCTCGAACTTCGTTGATGGTCATCCAACCTGAACCACCAGAACCTCCAAGCGCGCTTCCGTAGTAGGTAGCTCGACCCGCGCTGTCGGCACGCAGCAGGCCCTCCACGGTGAACTCGACGAAGCGAGAAGCCTTCCGATACACCTTGTCGTTGAACTCGTCCTCGACAGCGTCGATATAAGGTTTCAGTCCGAAGGTGATGAAGCCTGTGAGCTGCTGCTCCAGGTTCGATCCCATGATGGAAGTTTTGCCGGCACGGTTGGCCAGCCAGAGCGGCACACCGTAGATACCGGCAAGCGCTTCCTCTTGAAACTGTTGGGATTCGATGAACTGCGCGTCGCGCTGGCTTAGGCCTGCGGGAACAATTTTCGGATTGCCCTGCAGGATGGCCATTTTCCCGATGTCGTCGGCGTCAGCTTTCCGAACGTCAGGAAACTTCGCCATGATCTGAGCTTCCTGCTGCTTGGTCAGGAAGTTATCGTAGATCACGTATCCGCCGGTGAATCCGCCCTTTCGCATGAACCGCGACGACCACTGCTGACCAGCCTTTGCCAGCCCCATCGTTTCAGCCTGGTACTCGATGGGCGACAGGCCGACGATGCCGTCAAGGCTGAACAACTTGAAATGCAGCATGTTTTCCGGCGATACCGGATAGGGATTCCCCTCGCTCGGCGTTACCAAATAGAAGAGATCGTCCTCGGTGTCGATCGCGACTGTGTCGAACCGAAGGGGGACAAACCCGATTGGATCACCATTACGATTGCGCTCAATCAGGGCAAATGCGTTACCCCGCAGTGCCATGTTCACCACAACGAACTTCAGGAAGTTGAGGCGCGTCATGTAGGGGTTAGGTTTACGCAAAAGCTTCTGTGCAGGATCATTCCCCAGCACCTGTTTTCGGCCAGATTCGGCGTCGTCAAACAGCTTGAGCGGAAGCCCGCTCAGTGACTCCGAGAGGATCTTTACGCAGGACCACACCATGCTGATTGAAAGCGCTGTTCTGGTGTTCACCCGCACACCTGATTTGGTGCGTTTCCCGCCGATTTCCATATCCACTTCGACGTAATCGCCCGTGGTCGGATCGGTGTAGCCAAAGAATCCCCAGGTACGGGGGTTGTACCAACGAAATGCCATGGTCAGCCTACTAGTCCGAAGAAGCCATTATTGAGGTAGTCGTCCATGCCGCCTTTTGCCTCTGGATTCAGAGAAAGCAGCGATACGGCGTTGAACGTGGCCATGAGTGGGTCGATTTTCGCGGTGCCCGAAGCCTGTTTTGTGATCAAAAAGGCATTGGCGGACGGAACGCCCTTGGCGTTGCCGCAAGCCCAGGCCATCAGAGGCTGCCCGCAATGCAGCAGTGCACCCTCGGCGAGTTTTCGCTCAGTGGTTTTGATAGCCCCGGTCAGCTTCCAGCCTTGCGAAATACCGATTACCTGGTCTTCTTTTATGCCCGCATCGGCCAGCGCATCGAGAACCGCGCCGATGCCAGCAGGGTCGAGCCCAACCTTGTCGAGCAACCCGGCCTCATTGATCCGAGCGACAGTCGCCGCAAGGTGGGCGACGTCATCGCCGATCTTTTGCACCAACGTCAGGTCGCCTACCGCCGCCAAGTCCATCAAGCGCGGCGCTTCGGTCTTCCGCCTGGTCAGCACAGAGGGGTGGGCATACGCATGAGCCCAGTGCAGCCAGGTGCGCGACTCTCTAACTCGCCCCATGACCGCAAGCCCCAGCAAGTCATCGAGACCGCCACCGTCGACACCCACGACGATCACTTCGCAGCGCTCGATGATTGAATCCAACGTCAGGCCCTTCTCTGCTTGCGGCTCCCAGAAGTCGGCACCGACCCAACTATCGGACATCAGCGCCAGGCCGATCTCGATGTTGAGGAACTTGGCCAGAAAGCCTCGTACCTCGGCCTCACCGTCGAGCTCTGCCTGCATAAACAGGCGCTCGAGGGTCGGCCTGTCCACCGAGTACCCCATGTTGGGGTTCACCAGGTGGAAATTCTCAGGTCGGCGAGCCTCACCGCTTTCAATCATCTCCGGCGGAAACTCGTAGATCACCGGAAGGAAGCGCGGATCTTCGATTCGGCCCTCACGCACGCCGCGGGCGTAGCTGAGTTTCGACTTGAATATCCCGGCCGGCGGCTCGTTTGACTGAGTCGTCAGCCAGATGATGAAGCCTTCAGGCCGTGACAGCAGACCGCCCGTGGCCTCGCGAATCATGTCCGGCGCCTTGACGTTCTTGCCGAACAGCCAGGCCTCGTCAATCAGAACGCCCACGGCCTTTTTGCCACCAACGACGTCGCTGTCTGCCGCCACGACCTTCAAAGTTGCCCCCGTCTCGCGGTGCGTGATCAGTTTCAGGTGAGGCTGAACGTGAAGCAGGTCGCTCAGCTCTTCGTCGTGCTTGACCATGGCCGCGCAGGGCTTGAATGCGTTGTCGGCAATCTCCTTGGTCGGTGCCAAGATGATGAACTCGGCTTCCAGTCTCCAGTTGCGAATCAGCGCGGTCAGCATGATCGCTGCCGCAATCGTGGACTTGGAATTCTTCTTCGGGATGCAGAGGAAGTACTCGCTGATCAGGCGGTGGCCAGTTTCGCTGTTGTAGCTGCCGAAGATCGCGCCGGCGAAATCCAGTACCCAGGGTGCACATGCCGTTTCGATGGTCGGGCAGCCCGGGGCGTCCACGATCTTCAGTGAACGGAAAACCTCCAGTCCTTCCTCAGCTTCGGCGGGAAACAGTGGCGCCGGAATGATTGATTCGCCCACAGAGAGACGCTGCCACCAGTCAGGGCAGGCAGTTGTCCAAAGCATCGGCTATTTCCTTACGACAGTGAGCGGCGGCTTGCCGGCGGAGTATTTGCCCTTCCCGGCCTCCTTGGCGGCCTGCTCTTTCAGCTCCTTCTTGCCGGCGTCACCCTTCTTGCCATGTACATAAGGCACAGCGGTCTGGGCGGCGTTGCGTCGATCAAAAACTTTTGCCTTGGGCTCGTTCATGAGAGCCAGCAGCCAAACCAGGGGATCCTCGGTTGTGGGAAGGCAATCAAGGTACTCGCCACCGGCCTCGTCCGTTTCGTCCGACTCAGCCGAAGGCTGCTCCCGGCGTTTGCGTGATTTCTCAGGGTTAACACTGAGCTCAGCTCGGCGAGCAAGGATTGCACTTGCAATCTTGGGGTCATTGGCCCACCGCGAACCTGCGGCGGAGGCCGTCGAAGCCTTACATCCTGCGGCTTCTGCCGCTTCTTTGTTTGACGCACCCCGGGCTTTTGCGTCAACAAACTGTCGCTGCTTGTCTGTTAACACCATTAACAAAAAACCTTAGGGTCGGGAAAAAAAGTACGAATGGGATCGGGCGCGGTCTGGAAGCAAAAAGGGCCCTATATTTTGATCCCCCCCTCCTCAGCCTCGACCTGACGCCTCCTCAGCCTGCTTGACCGAGTCATGGCAGGGCTTGCATAGGGTCTGCCAGTTGGATCGATCCCAGAACAGCGCCATGTCGCCACGGTGAGCATTGATGTGGTCGACAACAGTTCCTGCGGTCACTCGACCGTTGCGTTCGCAGTAAGCGCAGAGCGGATGATCGCGAAGCCAGATCTCGCGAGCCTTCTGCCACTTATAGCCGTAGCCACGCTGAGCAGACGTCTCTTTCGTGGCTCGCCATGAGTTCGTATTGATCGCAGTCAGACGGTCAGCCTGGGTCTGAACCCTGCTTCCTAACGTCTTCAGCCTTCCCATCAGGTAGCGCTCCAGCATTCTGCTTCGGTGAGATCAACGAGGCAGCACGCTCTCGGGCGATGCTGAACCATTTGGCTGCTCGCGCTCGGCGGGCAGCGCATCCAGAGCAGGCCATCAGCCTTCAACCTTCCGAGCTGCCGCTCGATCGTAGTAACCGCGCACCTTCTCGACACCGAGAAAGCCAACGGCGCCGCCCGCGAACGTGGCCATGCTCTGCGGTAAGCCCATCCATTCAAGGAGTGGCACCAGCGACAGCGTGACCAGGCCACAAAGTGCGCCTTCCAGGTACATCTGACGGCGAGTACCGCCGCCGTACATCACCCGCAGAACAGCGATACCGACCGAAAGGCCAGCGGCATAGAGCTGCGGCTGATGCAGCAGCAGCCAGGCGAGCACAGCGGCCCACAGTCCGGGATCCTTCTCAGGCATGTTTGGCATCTCGATTCCTCCCTTTGGGGGAGTGCGTTAGATCCGGCTCCAGCAGCACTCCCAGCTCGGAGCAACGGGCGTGGTGGAACCGAAAACGAAAAAGCCCCGGCGAATGCCGAGGCTCATTGAGTGGTAGAAAGCAAAAAGCCCATCTTGGAGACGGGCTTTGCACGCGGAAAAACCGCAAAGTAACTGAAATCTATAGTCAGTCCCCGGGCCTGTCAAGCGGCCTGACGCCGAACATCGAGCGCACCATCAATCCACGCAACGCCGGCCTTCCAGAGCTGCCGGGTCTTCTCCTCACCGAACTTCATCTTCTTGCCGACCTCCATCAGCGACGTGTCCCGGCTGGTGTAGTAGCGCATCAGCACCTGGCCGCATTCCGGGTAACGCTTCAGCAGGCGGCCCATCAGGCCATCAATCATCAGCGCGTCGTCATCAGTGATCATCGGCGACAGGATCGTGTTCTCGCGGGAGGCGCAGCAGGAGACGCCGGAGCCCAGCACGACCCAGCGGCCCCAATGCTCCAGCAGATCCTCTGCGGTGCGTTCTTTAAATGTCGGTGTGAAGGCCATGCTCAATCCCCCTTGTAAGACGAGCCACCCGGCCCGCGAGTATTGGTCTGCTGATACAGCTCAGCGGTGGACTTCGGCGCACCAGGCGGAAGAATCGCAGGGCGGCCGCCCTGGCGGATCAGCATGCCGAGCTGAACGATCAGATCGTCCACTGGCAGCGGCTCCAGCGTTTCGGCGTGCACCAGGCCGGAAGCGTGGCAACCGATGCAGTCGAGCTGATGAAACACGCCTTGGATCACCCCTTTCCCGGCACAGGATGGGCAATCGGTGAGCGGGATCTGGCGGCGCACAAAGGCGGGGCCATGTGTTCTTTTATCCATTTTTAAACCTCGCCTATGGTTGTTTCTTGAGTGGCCTTGCAGGCCTTATGGTTTGTGGCTTGCAGCGGATTACCAGAATCTTCAAATCTAAAGCCGGTCAATCCGTGAATCGCTGCAAAGCCTTTCTGATCTAGATGTGCGTGCCACTGCTCGAGAGCATCACGCTTGCGGCTCATCACGTCCGACTGGATGTACACCTTCACGTTGTGGCCCATCGCGTGGTTGATCAGCAGCTCACCGATCAGATGGTCAATGCCAAGGTCTGCCCAGCCGGTGCGGGCTACCTTGCGCAGGTCGTGACTGGTCCATTCACCCTGCCCCAATCGACGGAACACCGCGCAGCCCTGAGCCTCACCCAGCGCCTTGCCGTTGCGTGCAGGGAACAGGCACTGGCCCTCATATCCTCGGGCGAACTGGCCTTCCCGGTACCGGGTCAGCAGCGTGCACACTTGCTCGGTCAGGGGCAGGTGATGCTCGACACCGGTTTTCGTGTTCTCGGCCGGGATGAACCATTCGCGTTCGGCCAGGCTGATGTGCGACCAGCGCGCCATACGGGTTTCGCCGATCCGCGTGCCGTGGCAAAGCATCATCAGCGCGAGCATCGAGTCCAGCGGCGCAGTGGTCATGACATCGGCCAGTTGCCCTAGCAGGCCTTCCAACTGAACGCCGCGCAGACGGGAAGGCTTGATGCCGACCTTCGCCTTGGAAAAGTCGTTGAACCGGATCGCCGCCATCGGGTTGGACGTGATCATGCCCAGTTTGGCCGCCTGCCGGAACGCCAGGGCCAGTAGCTGAAACGCGGAACGCACGTAGTCGATGGAAACCGTCTCCTGCAGCGGCCACATAAGCAAGGTGTCGAGTGAAGCCTTGTCGATGGCGATCAGTGGCAGCTCACCGAGCCGCGGCTTCAGGTGGCACTTGATGATCGAGGCGCCGGTGTTCTTGCGCTTGCTCGACAGGTTGCGATCCCGCGACATGCGATCGGCGAACCAGTCCAGCAGCTCACCGACCGTGTCCCACTTCGACAGGGCAGCACCTTCGCCAGCGGCCAGACGCAGGCGAAGCGACGGCAACGCGGCGACGACCTGCTTGTGGGTCAGCTCGGGGAAGGTGCCGATCGGATTCCACTTACCCTTCAGCACCAGGTACCACGACCCACCGGTGCGGGCCTTGTTGAAGCGCAGGTACAGGCCTTTGTTTTCGAGATCTCGCACGTCCTGCACGGCGCCGGCCGCTTGGCGCTTGATCTCGGCTTCGGTGATCTTCACCGCCGCGGTGCTCATGCAGCCCCCTTCACGGTAAGAATTCCGGCCCGGATCATGCCTTCGTGTGTTTCGGCGATCGCGCGCGGCATGTCCTGCCAGTCGATGTCGCCCGCGGCGCGTCCGTCGATCACGTCGTGGCAAGCGCTGCAGGCGTACACCGCGACGGTGTCGAAGCCCTTCATGCCCATGCCTTTTTGCCCACACGGCAAGTGCGCGAGGACGGTTGTTTCAGGATTGAAGTTGCAGACCTCCGGCAGCCGGACGGTGCAGTCCTGGCCTTGCGCCGAGTTGCGCAGCTTCTTCGAGCTCACTCGCATACGGGTTTCCCCGTGACGACGTCGACCACCTCAAAGGTGCCCGGCCACATCCACGATCCGTAGCGTTTGGCCATGGCCTCGTCGGCGAACAACGCCAGTGCGTGATCAGGTGGCGAGCTCAGGTCGACCTTGAACGAGCAGCAGAACACGGCCCAGCGGTAGGTCTCGATCTGAGGGACAGCCAAGCGGCGATCAGACATTGGTAACCTTCCTCGGAGCGTAGCGCTGCGCCATGCTGGTTACCTTGCTCGGAGCCTGTTCCACAGGTTCTGGCTTCCAACCGGCAGCGAGGTTTTCAAAGCGGTTGTACTGGCCGAGAAATGCGGCACGAACCGTTCCCATCTCAATGTCCCTGCCCTTGCCAATGATGATTTCGGCGATGCCTTTGTGTTCGGTGTTTTCGTGATACACCTCGTCTCGGTACACGAACAGGATCACGTCAGCGTCTTGCTCGATGGCACCGGACTCGCGCAGATCCGACGGTACAGGGCGCTTGTTCGGGCGCTTCTCGCACTCCCGAGAAAGCTGGCTGAGCAATACGACAGGGATGCCAAGCTCTTTGGCTAGCAGCTTGCAGCCGCGACTGATACTGCTGACCTCTTCGGTACGATTGCCTCCCTCGCCTTCCAACAACTGCAAGTAATCGATCATCAGAAGGTCAAGCCCGTAACGCAGCTTGTGGCGGCGGGCCAAAGCCCGGATGCGGCCAATCGATGAACCGGCACGATCCGCGATGTACAGGGGCGCACGGCGCAGCACACCTGCCGCTGCTGCCAGCTCCGCGCCATGGCTTTGACAGGCCGTGCCGTTCTTCACCAGGCTCAACGGAATTCGGCCTTCGGAGGCGATCGCCCTGTCAATCAACTGCCCCTTATTCATCTCCAGGCTGATGACCAGCGCCGACTTGCTCTGCCGCACCGCCGTATCCACCACGAACCCCATGGCAAGTGTGGTTTTCCCCATGGCGGGACGACCCGCAACGATGTACAGATGGTCTGGCTGCAGGCCGCCTATTTTCTCATCGAGATCCGACAGCCCTGTGGAAAGTCCGATCAGTGTTTCGCCGCGGGCATGGCGGTCATGACGCTCCTGCCAAACCTCCAGCTGATCTGCTAGGGCATCACCGGCCTTCACAATGTCGTCATCACCCGAACCGCAGTCGATCGCCAGGGCGGCCGCCTGAACGGCCGCGATCTTCGCTTGCAGGTCCTGGCTACCGTGGGCAATTTCCATCGCCTGACTACCAAGGTCGTAGAGTGCCCGCTCGACAGCTCGCTCCCTGACGATCGCGGCGTAACTCTTGGCGTTAGCGACACTCGGGGTGTTCTTGACGATTTCGGCGCAGTACGCATAGCCCGGACTACCGTCGGCGAGCGCACCAACGTGGTTACCGACGGTCAGAAAGTCCACGGAGTGCCCAACAGCCCGAACGGCCATAATGCTGCGGTACACATCGGCGTTTTCGGCGAAGTAGAACGCCTCTGCAGACAAGTCTTCTGAGAGCGTGTCGATGAGTTCAGGGCGCTGCATCATCGCGCCCAACAGGCCGTGCTCAGCCTCAACGCTGTAGGGATCACGCATGATAGTTGCCCTCCACCACCTTCACGAAATTGGAGGGTGCGATCAGCCAGTCGAACGAAGCCCGGAATGGTGTCGATCCAGGCTTCCCGGTCGAACGGCCCATCAGGAAATCAGATTGTGCGATCGTGCCGAAGTACTCGACCCAGAAATCCAAGCTTTGGTGAACATCGCTTTGGGTCCAGCGGGCACGAAGTTGTTTCTTGCGTGCTTCGGAGACAAGAATCACTGCTGGCAGAGCGGGTGTGAGCAGCTTGTTGAACAGATCAACGATGTCCTGAACCGGGCAAGACGGAGAGCGCGAAACGCGGTCGCCATCCTGTGGCGGTTCAATTGATGGTTCTATTACGGTTCTGGGTGCAGCTGCTGCGGGGGTTTCTGTCGTGAGCTGCGGGGGTGGTAGTGCATCTGGTGCGGGGTGCATCTCCTGCGGGGGTGCGTATGCTGCCGGGGTCAGGGTGTACATAGTGGACCGGCCCATACGTTCACGAACAGACAAAATGCCAACGTGCACCAACCACTTGATGGCGCCTTGAACAGTCCTTTCTGCGAGACAGGTACGCTCAGCGATACGAGCAACAGATGGCCAGCAGACTCCTTCGTCATTGGCGTTGTCTGCCAGCGAGATCAGTACGGCCTTTTGGGGCCCACTCATGCCCTGCAACGGCCAGCACATACTCATGATGATGGTGCTCATACAGAAACATCCTGGACAGGCGCCAGCGATGCCTTCAAATGATCAAGGCACAGCCGGCTGAATTGATACTTCGCCGCGCGCGAATACTGGGTTCGCACCAATAGAGCGGCACGCATTGCGGCGGATTGGTGGGGTTCTGAGTGTCGCGACACGTTTTGGTCAGTCGCAAAACGTGTCGCAGGAATTGGGGTATTGCCGGGGGTGACGTTCGTGTTCATACTGGCCCCTCAAGTGTTGTTTTAAGAAGCCGGTCTAGCCACCGGCTTTTTTTTGCCTGCGATTCAGGCGTTATGGGTGTCCGGCGCATCCGTGGTAGCTTTCTGCTTCCACACGAAAAGGCCTCGGAGGCCAGACAGATGAAACCCAGGGAAATCAATTACGAAGGCATGTGGTACAGAGCCGTCGACGACCAAGAAGAAGCCATCAAGAAGCTTCCGCGCTCCCTCGAAAGCTATGATTCCAAGCGTGCGCGACTGGCTTTTGGCATCTACAAACTGCAGTGCTTTTGCGAGCGCCTGGTCGCCAAATATGCAAGCCCTTGGCTTGAGCTCAGCCTTGTCGAGGCAGGCCGCTTGTTTGTAATCAACAAACATCATTGGCACCCTTCACAAGTGAATGAACTGAACCTCGTTGACCTACTCCTTCTGCTTCATGAGGAACTGGTTGAGATGAAGCTGACGAAGGAAGAGTTTGAGCCTGTTCACAATTGGGCGATGCACTTGGACTGCTATGTTGACCTTGAGGCATCGGCGTCCAATCCTTGATTACTGGGAGCACCCTCCCAACCGAAGGGTCTAGGAAAGAAATCCCAGGCCTTTTCGGTTTAAAAAAACGAACGATTGCATCAATCATCTCCAACCCCTTCCTTTGCACTGTATGGATTTACAGCTATTTCACATCGCTACGGGCGCAACGCCTGGTGGCGCATAATTCGTCTCGGCCGCCAAAGACTTCTTTGGCTGGGCTTCGGAAAGCAGCCAGTCGATATCAAACGTTTTGCCCTTAGCGGCGGCCAATTCGGCAATCTTTTTGGCGTATTGGGTTTCGCCGGTGTAGTCAGTGCGCGGCAGCGCATCGGCTTCAAGCCATTTGTAAACAGCTCTGGGGGTTTTGCCGCAGGCCAAAGCAACAGCTGAAACCCCGCCGGCAGCATCGATCGATTTCTTGAGCGGCCGCATAAGGCCTCCGGGTCATTTATGAACTTACAGTACATATTATGTCGGAACTGAAAGTACATGCAAGCACGTGTAACCATGTACCCATGGTTCAAATAGAAGAATTACGCGCAGCGTTCGTCGCTCGCCTGAAAAAGGCACTGGCCGAAAAAGAAATCCCCGAGTGGGGCGCTGGTGCTCGCCTAGCAAAAATGGCCGGCGTCACACCTAAAGCCACCAGCAAATGGATGAATGGAGAGTCGATGCCTGGTGGAGCGAAGATGCTCGCCGTGGCCAATGCTCTTGGAGTGCGTGTCGAATGGCTGGAGTACGGTCGCGGAGAGATGAAAGAAACGTCAGCCACCCTCCAAGTCGAGGACGCACGAACTCCTCCGAGAGGTTTTGAGCTGAAGGACGACCCAAGTTATACAGGCGTACTCCAACTCACCGCGCGAGGCTCGACAGGATCCGGCGAAGACAACAGTCATGTCGAAATTCGTGGCGTCATGGCGTTCAAATCTTCTTGGTTGCGCGCTAATAATCTCAACCAGAGACACCTCGACGTAATCTACGCGAACGGTCACAGCATGGAACCGACCATCAACGATGGTGACGTGTTGCTGGTGGACGAGTCGACGATAGAACCGAAGGACGGTCAGATATTTGCCATGCAAAGCGCTACGAAGGGAACAATCGTGAAGCGTCTGGTGAAGTCGGATATCGGCGGTTGGATAATTCGAAGCGACAACCAGGACAAAGCGCGCTACGGGGATGAGGCGCTGCGTGACGGCGAAATAAACGAAGTGCGAATCATCGGTCGCGTAGTATGGCGCGGCGGAATGATCTAAAGCATCCGAATCAAATCAACCCGGCCAAGCGCCGGGTTTTTTGTGCCCCAAGGAAAAATATGTACTTTTGGTACTTGACCGTTATGAACCATTGGTACATATTTGCTCCATCGCCGGATAACAACCGGCCAGATGGAAGGCAGCGATGAACCGGCCTGAACGGTTCAGAGGGTTGGCAACTGACCCGGGCGTGCAGCGTAAAGCGCCAAATCCAGTTATCCGGCGGACGGTGTCGCGGTCGGACGAACAACTTGAATGAGCCCGTACCGCGCCAGCAGCGCCGAAGGGACACGGTGTTTTTCACTGATGCGCCTGGCCCGCCGGGCGCATTGGGAAATCAACCGAGAGGCACACAGCATGGAATCAATCATCAAGAGCGGCACATGGATCGGCCATCTCGGCCGTGGGCTTGCTCGCAGAGAACTTCAGTTTTTGCTTTTAGTCGCCCAGGGCTTTACCGCCAAACAGATCGCCCGATCTCACGATGTTGAGCCGGGGACGGTCGCCAAGCGGATCTCCAACGCCATGTTCAAGCTGGGCGTTCATCGCCAATCGGCTGCGGTCGCGGAGGCCATGCGGCGGGAAATCATCGTAGGACAGGTAGACGGTCCGAATCCTCAAGGTCCAGTTGGGGAATCGAACGATGGTGTTTTTATCGCTTAAACGACGGCAAGGCATCACTGCTGCACCTTGGCGACAGGGTGCATCGGGATGCGGACGAAACTGCGGCCTATAACCGCCCACCTGCATGCAGCACCAGCTGATTACGGCGAGCGCCCGCCAAGATGCCAACGGCGCGACAGTGAGGGTGATCGCCATGAAATAGACCATGACCAAAGCCCTCCAGCGGGAGGCACTTTCACCCCCTTCACGTAGGGAGGTCTACGTGAAGACGAAAGCCCGGGTGCTACCGGGCTTTCTTTTGTCCGGCGTTTATCCGTCAGCACTCCCCCCTGCGCCCAACGGCAAACAGCAGGCGGCGCCGAGTGCTGACGAATGAACGCAACTCCACCACCGAGGGATCAGCCATGCAAATGCACCCACTAATGCAACAGCGCGTCGATGTTCTGCGCGTCCTGATGATTCGCACCCAGGCAGCGCGCGAGACGTTCGCACGGCTCGCCGGCCTGGTGATGCCGGAGAAGAAGGTGCGCTTCCAGGTGAAGACGGTTGGCAAGGCTTTCCACGTTGTGGATCTGTCCACCGGCAAGACCAAGGCATTCCGCTGGACCTACAAAGCGGCACTGGACATGGCGATTCAGTTCGAAGAAAAGGCCAACCGGCCAAAGGGAGATGAGCAGTGATTGGAGTGCCCATGCCAAACCCGCGCGATCAGTTGATCGACAACCTGAATCAGCAGCTGGATCAGTTCTTCGGCGCCGGAAAGCAGGTTCAACACGTCGAGCCGGGCGTAACCGGTGAGCGCGAACTGACGTTCGGCACGGCCCACGGCAGAAAGCTGCGGGCCGAGCGGGACAAGTTGGCACCAGCCCTGAAGAGTCTGGCCGAAAACGGCGCCACGCTGTACCAGGCCGCAACCGAAGTCGGCATCGATCACAAGCGCGCGAAGCTGATTGCTCGCGAAAACGACTTCACGTACGCCGATTCATGAGGCGGATGATCAACCGGGCGGCCACACGCCGCCGACAGACCTGGCTGGACTTGCGGGCCAGCGGAATTGAAGAGGTAGGCCATGGCCGAGGAAAAGGAACTGACGGAGGAAGCCAAGAAGCAGCGCAGGAAGCGCGAGAAGGCAGCAGCAAAAGACGCTGCATTGGGCGTAGAGAAGTTTACGGTTGAAGTGGCCGGGGTGTTCAAGCCCGACCTCAAGCGTCTGATGAAGGAACACGGCTTCAACAACCAGCAGGAGGTGTATCAGAACCTGTTGCGCAACGTGATCGCCGCGGATTTCGCAACGGCGGCGGTGATGCTCAGGAGTGTCACGACACCTTTTGTTATTGTTGAAAAGGTGTCGCAGGATTTCCGCAACGAAAGCTTGCGAATCCTGCACGGCTCACCAGGTGAGCCAGATGACGAGATTATTTGCCCGCTATCGCCTTGAACTGATCCCAAGCGCCTACCAGCTCTTTCCGAGCATCGGCGACATGAGGGCGATCCAGCTCCACGAACTTGCTGTAACGCTGAATAATCTCACGGGACTCTTGGTGCAGTGTTTCGTGGTTGATACCAAGCTTTTCAGCTGCAGCAAACGCCGCCACAAGCGCCTGTTCCAATGCAATTTCACGATCAGTCGCCATTTTCGCACTCCATTCGGCCTCATGCCGAAAGGAAAACATAACCGAATTGACACGATAGTGCCATTAAACTGTGCCTGTCATACGTTGCGCAGCACCGCGCACGGTCTTAACGCTTCGCTAGCATGTCGAGACCGAAAATTGTATTTAAGGAAAAGTGGCCGCGGCAGCTTGAAGAGTTCGCCGCGACCGGAGTTGAGTAGAATTAAATGCCTACTGTGACCCACTAGGAACGCCTTTACCGAACCAAGTTTTCTCGCAATAGTCCTTGAGACGCTCAATGACTACTGAGTCGTCAGGATTTTCAACCTCAATAAGTAGCTGCTGAAGAATATTTACCTTGGCTTCTGTTTCCCGGTCGTAGATCGTCGCAATCCTACGAGCTCGCCAAATCTCAACCCCGTAATCCCGTTCTCCGGGACGAACAGCGAGGATGTCGTCGAACTTACGAAGCTCGATGGTTTTTAGTTCGTCTTCATTGACCACGGTAATCATCGTATCTCCTATTTCCGGCTCCATGCCGGGCCGAACACAAATACCCCACTTCTACGAATCACGCCAGCCGGCGAGGATCCCCTATGTCCGCACAACAGAAGAAACACCCCTTCGATTTCAAAACTCAATACGGACTCGGCTTCAGCACTCAGGACGATGAGATCGTTGTCGACTTCTTCTGCGGTGGCGGCGGCGCCGGTACCGGGCTGGAGATGGGCCTGGGCCGCGCGGTGAACGTGGCGAAGAACCACAGCGCGGCGGCGATCAGCATGCATACCGTGAATCACCCGGGTACCGTCCATTACACGACCGACGTGTTCGACGGTGATCCGGACACCGAGTGCGGCGGCAAGGCCGTGGGCTGGTTCCACATGTCGCCGGATTGCACGCACCACAGCCAGGCCGCCGGCGGGCAGCCGCGCAAGCGCGAGATCCGGAACCTGTCGTGGATCGGCCTGAAGTGGGCCGGCAAGAAGAAGCCCCGCGTCATCAGCCTGGAAAACGTGAAACAAATCCTCCAGTGGGGGCCGCTGATCGCGAAGCGCTGCAAGGTTACCGGCCGGGTTATCACGCTCGACCTGATACCGCATCCGACCAAGCCGAAGAGCATGATCAACCGAGTCGCCGACAAGGGAGAGGTCGTGCCGGTGAACAACCAGTTCCTGGTGCCTGATCCTGCGCGGCGCGGGCAGACCTGGGCCGTATTCGTGGCTGAGCTGGAGCGCCTGGGCTACGTCGTTGAATGGAGGATTATCAAAGCCTGCGACTACGGCGCGCCGACCAGCCGGGAACGCCTGTTCATGCTTGCCCGCTGCGACGGCCAGCCAATCGTGTGGCCTGAGCCGACCCACGCGAAGAACCCGGCAAAGGGTCAGAAGAAGTGGCGCACCGCAGCCGAGTGCATCGACTGGACGGTGCCGACCAAAAGCATTTTCGGGCGGCCGACTCCACTGGCAGACGCCACCCTGCGCCGGATCGCCAAGGGCATGAAGAAGTTCGTCATCGATGCCGCCGACCCGTTCATTGTGCCGATCGCGAACTGGTCCGGCGAAAGCGTGCAGTCCGCAAATGAGCCGCTGCGCACCGTGACGTCCTGGCCGCGCGGCGGATCGTTCGCCATGGCCAGCCCGATCATTGCGCCAGCCACGCACCAGGGCAGCGACCGGATCAACGATCCTCACGCCCCGCTGCCGACGGTAACCTGCGCGAATCGAGGCGAGCTGACGCTGATCAGTCCGGTGATGGTCGGGGCCGGTGGCCCGACCTACAGCGGCAAACCAGCGTCAGGCGATCAGCCAGTCGGCACGCTGATGACCCAGAACCACCGCGCGCTCGCAGCGGCGCACCTGGTCAAGTTCCGGTTCTCGGATGAAGGCAAGGCCCTCGACGAGCCTCTGCCGACCATCACCAGCGGAGGCAACTACCAGCGCCCGGCCGGCGCCGCCCACGCCATGGGCATCTCCACGGTGTTCATGGCCCAGATGAATGGCGGCTTCAACACCACGGCCGCCAAGAGCATCGAGGACCCGATGACCACGGTGACCAACACCGGCAGCCAGCAGCAGCTGGTGACGGCGAACCTGGTGCACCTGCGCGGCAACTGCGATGCGCGGGACGCAGGCGATCCACTGCACACCATCAGTGCCGGCGGCACTCACCACGGACTGGTCACCGCCTTCATGGAGCGCCAGTTCGGCGCCAGCGTCGGCCAGGGAGTGGACGAACCGGCACCGACGATCACCGCCGGCGGTGGGGGCAAGAGCTCGCTGGTCGAGCTGCAGCTTTCGCCAGAGGTTGAAGCGGGCGCGCTGCGTGTCGCGGCATTCCTGATCAGCTACTACGGCACCGAGAACATGAGCGCCGCCGACGCGCCAGCACCAACCATCACGACCAAGGATCGGCTGGGCTTGGTCACCGTCACGATCAAGGGCACGCCGTACGTGATCGTCGACATCTGCCTGCGGATGCTGCAACCGGCTGAGCTGTACAAAGCTCAGGGCTTTCCTGCCGATTACATCATCAGCCACGGCGCCGACGGCAAGCCGTTCACCAAGACCCAGCAGGTGCACATGTGCGGCAACAGCGTCAGCCCGCCGCCGATGGCTGCGCTGGCCCGGGCCAACGATCCATGGCGCGCGGTGGAGCGTCAAGCGGCAGCTGCATAGCTTCTCAATGCCAGAACGCGGTGTGTCGCTCTATCAGTGGAGGATTTTCTCCGGCGGCACGCTGATCTTTGAGCCAGATGCGAGTCATATCAACAATGAAAATTCTTATGTGCGTATTTCTCTCGGCCAACGTAGCTCCCGAAATGTCATATCGACCGCACTCGGGACAATCGACTGACTTTCCAATTGGATCACAATCCCAAGTCTGGGCGACTCCATCGCAAACAAAGCAACGCATTTCAATCTCCTACTTTGGTAGTCGCAGAACTATAGCTAACCCTTCGCCACCCTACATGCGTGGGCATGCATCAGCATAACAGCTAACACTTATCAATAAATACGAGACATCACTTTTCCTGACGCACCATACTTCTTGGAAATTCAATATCTGCGACTTGCGCCACAAGATTGAGGTTAGTCAAATGCTTTACTTTCGTTACGATGACGTGCCTTTTAAGATTTGCATCGATGCACACCAAGCGATATGAAGATATCTTAGTCGAATGCAAGCTCACATCACCAAGAAACAGCAACCAACCATGAAGTGGAATTCCTTGCTGCACTGCCTCCTTTCTTCTGTAAATTAAATCCTCGTTGAATTTAGGTATCTTAATCTCATCACTTGCTGTGCCGAAGGATATATCCTTTAATCTGTGAGCGCCATAAGCAGAGATGAGCTTACGCCATCCACTTGGTATTTTTGCGTGAAGCTCATAATCCAATACATGAACGACATTTTTGCGTGCATTCACTAAATATGGATAAACAATAAAAGTAGAGTACTTTTTCCCTTCAAACTCTCCAATACCAATCAAAGAAACCAACAACCTTCCAGTTATTTTCGGTTTATTTGACAGATGATCATAATAAACCTTAAACCAACCAGACAATGCAAACATCGTGGCTAGCACTTTTATTATTGGATCCCACGTCATGATTTGCACCTGGAATGTATTTGACAAGCGATACGATTAACACAGCCAGAACATATTGTAAAAATCTTCCTTCAAAGTCAGCCGCTATAGCGGCAAGGACGAGCTCGCCCATGAAAAACGCAAAGGCAGGCCCTGACCACTACCGCTACGTCGATTCGATTGGGCCGGACGGCCTGACCGTCACGATGCAGACCTGGGTGGCGTACGCCGAAACAGAAAAATGCTGGTACTTGCTGAAGCAGAATGACTTCGACGACCTCCAGCGGAAATGGCTCAGCGAACGCTCAGTGAAGATCCGCCGCAAGCGCGTGCTGAAGCATCAGTACCACTCTGGAGTGTGCTTCGCCTACGCGAGCAAGGAGCGCGCGCTCAACTCCTACAAGAACCGCAAGGAGTGGCAGATCCGGCACGCCACGCTCTCACTGGAGCGCGCCAAGGCTGCGATTGGCTACTTCGGGGATACCTCCGTGGACATCACGGTTACGCCCAGCGAGGCGGTGATCCCGAGCGAATACATCCAGGAATCTCTGGCTTGGGAGGGCTGCTGACCATGATCACGAAGTGCGCAATCGGCTGCACCCTCTTCTTCTGGCTTCCATTGGCCCTGACCATAAAGGCGGTGATCGAATGATTGTCGATGACGTAATGACGGACAAAATCACCCTGCACGGGCTCGGCTTCGTGCAGGTTCAGCTCCAAGGCGATCAGCGCCTGCACGTTTGGCACCCCGAGTTACCGCGCCGGTCCTGCTTCGAACACTCGGCGATCCACGATCACCGCTTCGACTTCCAGTCTCGGGTCTTGGTCGGCCAGCAGCGCAATATTGAGTTTCGCTGCGACCCGTCGCCTGCCGGTGCATACATGCTCTATCTGCATGAAGGCGCGCGCACTGCCTGCGGCGGAAGACCATGGACGCCTGACGGTCGGGCTCACATGGTCGAAGTCAGCGACGAAACGATCATCGCAGGCCTGACCTACAAACAGCACGCCTACCACTTCCACCGCACCGTGCCGGCCGGCGATGGCAAGGTGGCCACGATCATGCAGAAGCTGATGGAGTACTCGCGCGGGGCTCATTCAAGCTGCGTCGTGGGGATACAGCCTGACGATGAATTCGACCGGTTCCAGTGGTCGCCCGCTCAACTCTGGGAGGTCGTCAGCGATGTGCTGCTCGGCCAGAAGGTGACGCCATGATCGCCCTCGCCTGGTTCGCCTACGTGTACTGCTACAAGGGGCCGCGATGATGAAAGCTCGAATCGAGAAGAAACTCAGCCAGCGCCTCGTTCAACTCCACCCCGCACTGTATGGAAAGGCATGGCGCGACGATGAACTGTCTGAACTGGCATACGACCAGCGATCAAGCGTCAGGCACTGTCTGAGCGTTGGCGGTGGCACCGACTACTGGGGTGAAGGCATGGACGCCTACACAGTGTGGGCTGATTGGAAAATGAATTGGAGTTGGCACGGGCCATTCGAAGCGCATCCAGATGGCCACCAGTCCGAGGGATATCCCAACACAGGAACCTTCAGACCGACCACACGAAATTTGCTGAAGCTGGCTACCGAGTGTGAACTGGCCGAACGAGCCAAGGCTCGCCCACGATGAACCGCCTGGTCAGCGTCCGCACCGAGGAACTGACCGGCCCGGCGCTGGACTGGGCAATCAACGCGATCGAGGGTGACCAGCAGCCCGTCGCGGGCCAGCTGGATCTCTTCGCGCTGCCCGAAGCCGAGCAACTGATCGAAAAGTACGGCGTCTGGGTCGATGTCGGCCACCGGCACCCGTGGCTGGCCGACGCGACAAACGATCCATTCAACCGCCAGCCCGGCGAAACCCGAACCGTCGCTGTCTTCCGCGCTGTCATCTTCGCTAAGCATGGCGCAACGTTCAAAGTACCTAGTGCCCTTGCATTATTCAGATAGGCACCTTTTTACAAAACTTAAGCAACCCAATGTCGTTCAGAATAATTGGCGATATTTGAACATTGTGCTTTGGCTTCCACGCAACCCTAAACTCTTCTTGGGGTTTAAATTCCGGACCTTTAACTAACCCCGGATGAAGACCCCAGTCTTCCCCATTGAACTCTTCGATGCGGCTCTGGTAAGAAACGGGGCCAGCATAAATCAGCCTTACCTGACAAGATTCATTTAACGCATCAGTTAGCCTCGAGATGAAGCTATTAAAATTTGTGATCTGGACACATGAGTCTGCGTTACCACAGGATTGCATCGCTTCTTTGGTGCGAACCATTGAAAGACAAAGCATATAAAAATCAGGAGAGACGAGAGTCCTGAACATTGTTACATTGGTGGCGGAGTTATTTACTCCACCGCCCACAAATAATGAATCATAGGCCTGCATAGCATTCGTATGCTTCGCATTTGGGTTACTGCTATTCCAGTAATCTATGTGATGAGAAACCGTCTTAACCCCTTCGTCAGGATCAGCAATACCAACTTTGTGCTCTCCCTCTTTGTAGTTCATGAGAGTACCAATTTTAATATTACCAATCGCGCACATATCGTAATCAGAATGCAAGTATTTATATAGTTTCAACACACCCTCCGCCACCACTCAAAAAATTAACCTTATAAACCCCTGAAAGCTTAGACGAGCTTTTCAAACTTTCTCTGACTTCTGCCGTCCCGCGCGGCACCGCCCACCCGGGCAAGGAAGTGCGCCATGACCATCACGAAGATCATCAAGGGCCCGCACCGCTTCGGCGGCTTCTGGTGGGTCATCGCCGACTGCAACGGCACCAAACAGCACATGTCCTTCCGCACCGAACAACAGGCTCGCGCCATCGCCCCAGGGCAGGACAGCGTGACCCTTCATTAAAACCTTCTGCCGCCGCCGGCGGCGTGGAGAATCCCATGGAAACCGAAATCCTCTCCGACGAGGAGCTGGCCGAACTCACCGGCTACAAGGCCAGGGCCTACCAACGCCGCTGGCTGATTGACCGCCAGTGGGTGTTTGTCGAAAGCCGGGGCAAGCGTCCGCTGGTGGGCCGCATGTACGCCCGCATGAAGCTGGGCATGATCAGCCCTACCATTGCCGACCCGAACCCACCGCCGGCCGCGCCGGCATGGACGCCAGACTTCTCGCGAGTGAACTGATATGCGCCCCCGCAAGACCGAGCACCACCACCTGCCACCACGGATGTACAAACGATCCCGCAAACGCAAGAACGGAACCACCTGGACGGCCTACTACTACCGCGATCTGCTCGGAAAAGACATACCGCTGGGCAAGGATCTCGACAAAGCCAGGTTGAAATGGGCCGAACTGGAAGCCAAGGAAAAGCCGCTCGACCTGCGCACCATGAAAGGAATCTTCGATCGGTACATCCGCGACGTAGTGCCCAAGAAGGCGCCGCGCACGCAGAAGGACAACCTAGCAGAGATCAAACAGTTGCGTCCGATGTTCGACAGCGCACCGATTGACTCGATCACGCCAGCGACGATTGCCGGCTATCGTGACGCCCGATCGGCAAAGGTCAGGGCCAACCGCGAGATCGCTACCCTCTCCCACATTTTCAACATTGCCCGGGAGTGGGGCCTGACGACAAAGGAAAACCCCTGTCAGGGCGTGCGCAAGAACAAGGAAACGCCGAGGGACTATTACGCGAATGATGTGGTTTGGGAGGCAGTTTACAAGAAGGCAGCTCAGGAGCTGAAAGAAGCGATGGACCTGGCATACCTGACCGGCCAGCGGCCGGCAGACGTGCTGGTCATGAGGAAGGATGATGTTGAAGGCGGGTATCTGACCGTTCAGCAAAACAAGACGCAGAAGAAGCTTCGCATCCAGATCACGACTGGCGGGGAATCAAACAGCCTGGGCAAGCTGATCGCAGCAATCACAGAGCGAAATGCCAAGCACCTTTCGAGTTACCTGATCATCAACCGGAGCGGTAAACGGATGACGGCCACGATGCTCAGGAAGCGCTGGGACGCGGCTCGGGAAAAAGCAAAAATGGAAGCGCTTGAGAAAGGTGACGAGCTGCTCGCCAGCCGGATCGTGGAATTCCAGTTCCGCGACATTCGCCCCAAGGCCGCGTCGGAGATCAGCGATGTCGGCGACGCAAGCCTGTTGCTCGGGCACACGAAAGGGGACATCACCGAGCGGGTTTACCGTCGCGTCGGGGCGATCGCGAAACCATCAAAATAGTCCGAAAATCGGCTCCATAGCTCAAAGCAAGCCCCTTTTAGAATTCGGTCTGTTCCTCTGATAAGTATCGGTGGCGGACTCACGCGACTCCCGGGGATCCCCCCGCCATTCAAAAATGGACTAATAAAAAATAATAAAATTGGATCTACACCCCGCCGAGCATAGCCTTTAGAGTCAACAAAATAAGCTCTTTCAAAAGCTTAGCTTGTCTATTTACCCAATCTTGAGGAGTTCAAATGTCTCGCGAAAATTGGTTCGAAGTATCTCCTGGTGCAGCAAAAGCCATGACCGGTTTGCATCATTACGTCACCACGGGTACTGACCTGCCGCCTTCAATAATTCACTTGGTGTTTCTTCGGGTATCACAGCTCAACGGCTGCGCTTATTGCATAGATTTGCACTCTCGCGATCTAATCAAAGAGTACATGTCGGTAGATAAAGTCCTTATGGTTCCAGTCTGGCACGAAGCAGCATATTTATTTTCCGATCAGGAGCGTGCTGCGCTGGCTTGGGCTGAAGAAGTGACTCGGGTTGGAGAAACTCACGTATCCGACGACGCATATGCGGCTGCCTCCGCCGTATTCGCGGCTAAAGATCTAGTCGATTTGACCGCGACAATTGCCGCCATGAATGCATTCAACCGTATGGGTGTCACTTTCAGGCTGAAGCCATCTGCGAAGGCTTAATCACTCTTCAGACAATCCCGATTGCCTGGTGAGACAAGTTTGCTGCTGTTTCATGCCAAAGTCGACATCATTGGCCGGCCTTACCGTCGGATCGATGCCATAACCAAACCATCGAAATAGCCAAAAAATCCGTTCCATAACTCGAGGCAGGCCCCTTGTAGAATGCGGTCTGTAGCGATGCTAAAAAGTGAAAGTAATGGGACGGAAAATCGCTACAAGCCGCAGTCTGATTACGTCGCTATATCGGTCTTGAAAACCGTCGACTGTAACAGGTCCATGAGTTCGAATCCCATCGCCTCCGCCATATTTAGTACTTCAAAGCCCTGATTATTCAGGGCTTTGTCGTTTCTGGAACTCGCGTTTTTTGGACCTCCATTTCTGGATCGTTTCCGCATCTTTTCAGCTATTTCCGCAACCCTCCCGTTCCATTCCAGCGTTCCAGCCTAGATCAAGAAACTCAGAACTCATCCACAATGAGTATTCGGTGACGTCCATAGGCAGCTTACGGCCAGAAGCGGATCAGCGTGGATGTCTGCCACGGCCAATACCGCACGTTCAGATAAACGACAAAACTGCCCGTGATCCTGCCAGACGTGATCAGTCAAAAGATGAGTAGCAAAGGGGGCCAAAGAGGCACGACGAAGCGGGCCTCGATTTCAAGCTTTTATACCTGTGCCGGTTATATTTTTTCAGTTTGCCCCTTATCGTCAGGACGGATCTTGAACCAGATCGAGTACATCGCGGGCAGGAACACCAGCGTCATGATGGTGCCGACGAGCGTGCCGCCAATCAGGGTATAGGCCAGCGTCCCCCAAAACACCGAGTGTGTCAGGGGAATAAACGCGAGGATTGCCGCCAGGGCCGTCAACAGCACCGGTCGTGCACGTTGCACCGTGGCTTCGACAACAGCGTGAAACGGATCCAGCCC